GTGGATTGTACGGCTTGAACCCGTGGTACAGCATGCGCGAGTTGAGTACCGGCACGTCGAACAGCTTGGAGTTCCAGCCGACGATCACGTCGTACTTGTCAAGCTCCTCGCAGTACGCCTTAACCAGCACGCTATCGTCCTGCCAGTTCTTACCCGGATGCGTGTCGTGGCTAAGGGTGATAACGTTGCCAAGGCTGTCGGCAATCGAGCCACACAGCATGCGTCGCCAGTTGCTGAACGTTGTCTCGATGTCGAAGTAGGCGATGTCAATCCCCACAAACGGCGGGGTCTTCGTCGTCTTCTTGTTAGCCGGAAGAAGGTCCTCAGGGGTGCCTTCAGCATACCGCTTATGGAACTTCTGCACCTGGTCCTTGCTCATGTTGAGCATCTCACCAATCTTGGAGAAGGACAGGCCCTGCTCCTTGAGCGCACCTACGCGCTCCACTAGGTTAGCTTTTGCCATTACTTACCTCCGTTTGTCAAGGCGTCGTACACCTTGGCTGCTAGGGTTACGATACCGCCCACAATGGACGCCACGATCCCTGCCTTCCATTTTGCCTCAAGATCTCCGGCTTGTCTCGCTTTCCTCACAGCTTTGTAGCCAGCCGCATCCATCTCTAAGGCGCGGATGCGAACGTCGATCTCGTCGAGCTTGGACAGCAGGATCTCGAACTGCCCCCTGGTCACAGTTGGAACCTTTCTACGCGACCTGAAATCCTTGGAGCACCAGGCGCCGCTACGCCGGATGGTCCGTAGACAGTAGGTGTCGTATCTTTTGTCTTGGGTGTCGGCCCGTTATTTGGTATTGAGGGCCTCGGCGGTGCGCTGGTAGGGGCAGGGGAAGGCGTAGCCTTTTTATCCCAAGACACGGCAGGCCCCTTAAACCTATCGGGCTTGACAAGGTCTAGCATAATCTCTTCGTGCCCATCGGTGCGCATATGCCACTGCATGCCGCCTACGTTATAGAGGCCAGAGATTTCGTCAGCGCCGACAGACACACCCTTACGCCGGACGACAACGCGCACAGTTTCACCAAGCTTAGGGGTACCTGTCATACCGATAGGACCGTACTCTTCGGTCCGCAAAGACACGCTGATACCTTGAACGTCAGCATCTGAGCCGTAGTTGTTGATAACTCCTTGAGCGAAGTTACCTGCGGACTGGGCGGACAAGAACCCAGCCTGGGTCTGAACAACCGGCAAGGCTGGGTCGGTAGCAGAGTATGAAGAAACCTTAACAATACCTTTACTCTTTACTCCGCTAGCTCCCTCCGTGCTGGAACCAATGAGGAAGTCTGTTGTTGGGATAACTCGAACTGAGTTGGTCTTCATGCTTAGCTTATTAACAACGTTGAAATCTTTGATCTGCCCAGGGTACATGAGAGTGGCCTGTGGACTTGACGAGACAGAGTGGTTTACAATCAGGCTAGTACCGTTAGCCGTCGCTCCTGGTACCCCATAGTAGTTGAAGACAACCTTACTTCCGTCAAGTCTAGCACCCATCTCGTTGTCTGCTAGCTCTCGGATAAAGTCTACTGGTCCTTGTCCCGCTGTTGTAAATGGGTGTACTGTTGAACTTGCTGCTGCGTTTACTTGGTTTAGACTTGCGAACTTAATGATAGGAACTAGTACTGGATTGTCCTTAGTTATAGTACCGCCTGTACCTGTCCTGCTTGTTGTCGGTTGTGTCGAGTCAGAGATGTAGATTGTAAGTCTATCAGTAGAGATCTCAGTTAAGTACGGAGTTCCATTGAAATGAGACTCGCTGACACCGGCAATAGTAACTTGATTGCCAGGCTGGATGTTCAGGGGGACAGCAGATGCCATTGTGAACACACGCCAGTAGCTGCTTATCCCAGATGGCGCAACTTGAGTTAGATAGTTGTTCTGATAGCAAGATGTAATAGTCATGACAGTATCCGGGTAGTCCTCATCTCTGTTTAGAACATACATTGGGTCTGTCGTCGTAGATAGAACTGAAGTGATAGCCCCATCCAATGTATCGCTCTGGAGGCCAGCTGTAAACGTGCTATCTAGAGCACCTGTAGCATTGCCCCAGATGTATTGATTGTAGTCTGCCGTCGCGTCTTTAGGGCTAAGGTTGCCGAGATAAAACGGTATAGCGTAGAACTCATAGCTGACACCCTCTGTAAGGATTGACACTGTCCTTGTTCTTCCGGTGTGGTCTTCCGTAGATGAATCGTAATGGCTTACAGGTCGGAGCTTAATGCTAAAGTCAAGTGGGGCATTGAGCGCGACGTATTGACCGCCTATTTCAACTGTGCTTACAGCGTAATAGTACTCTTCGTAGAAATAATATAGGGGGCCGCCAGGGTTTGCGTACAACAAGAACCCAATGCGACCCTTTGACGTTGAGCTGGTGCCAATTGAGAAGTTCCCCTCGATGGTCTTACCGGTCTCCCCATCTTGGAAGTATGCAGTAGCTGCGTCTCTCCAAATGTATTGGCAGCCACTGATGATGACAGCTCCGGTCTTCTCGCCTGACACTTCTTCATATGTAATGGTTAGCTTGTCCTTCGTGCCCCATGTTGACCCTGCGGTGCCGGGGCTAACGTCGTCGGAAGCGCCGCTATAAATCTCAACCTTTCCAACGTTTGGGTACGTTGAGTCGACGACCGGAACCCAGTATCCTTCACTCTTCTTAGCTGTATCCTTTGATGAGGCAGATGCGATTTGTGCCTTAGGGGTAGTGCTAGCGATAGTCGTAGTGTCATTGTTTGGGATTGCCTTGTCGCCAAGCTCAGGGCCATGGATAGGGGTGTAGTACTTGTTAAGCGCAGTCATGTAGTCTACGCCGTTGACCACGACCTCGTTGCTACTTGCGTCGTAGTCCGTAATAATTCCAGACTGGATATCCACATACGCAGATCCATCCCACTTCTGCACTGAGTAGTGCTGCTGCAGCGGCTGGATAAGAGGGATTGCAGGGTGGTCTACAGGTAGGGTGAAATAGGCATAGCCCGAGTCATTGGCATATAGCTGAACGCCAACGTCTCGAGCGTCTGGAATAACCGCAACGATGTTGTTCTTTGCAAAGGGCGTAGCATCGTTGTACGGTTTCATGTCATAGATTACTACAACGTTCTTCCGTGCCATTTACAGAAGCGCCTCCCTGATGGTAATGCTGATTGTTTGCCCTGACTGCCCTACTACAGACACCGAAGATGTTCCGGGCGGGATGCTAAAGAACTCGTATCCTGTCAGTGTGCTGTTGCTAGTGGAAGATGCTGTCTTAAATGTGTCAGTGATGGTAGACGCAGACGCCGAGTGAGACACTGTGTCGCTTCCAAGAGTGGCCGACACTGCCGTCGAAGACGTAAGGTTCCAAGTGACAACTGGCCAGGCAACAGTGTTGCCGGTGTTTACTACGCTGATGCTGCCTGTACCTGTGCGGCTAAACGTTTGGGCTGTCTCGAAGTACTTGTATGGATCTTCAGCAAGAAGGCTAATCTGTACTCTCTGAGAGTAACCACGCTCCGTCATGCCGGCCGCGCTAGCTGCGTCAAGGGTAAACCTTGGCAGCGCCAGGGGCCTGACCATCATGTATAGACTGTACGTTCCAACTGAGCCAGGCTGGCTAAACGACAACTTGCGCATACCATCAGCTGCAAGGGCCGGGTATGTCCCAGTGTCGGCGGCACGTGGCTGTGCTTGGAATGCAAAGTTAAGGGCGTTCACCTTGTCCCAGAAATCTGCGTAGGTGCTACCGTATACAGACATCACTATGCTAATCTGCCTTGCTCCGAGGTACGGGTCATAACTATCCACGCCGTCAACAAGCGGCGTATCTTCCATGAAGGCAGTAACGCCTACACCGGAGAAGTCTACCTGCTCGATCATGTATCCAGAGACTGGGGAAGACCCAATACTGCTTGGCTCACGAACGCTATTGATGTCTAGTGGCGCAGCCCCTGGACGCTGGATAGTTACTGCAGATCCTAGATCCATTATGGTGTCTTCCTAATGCGGCGAGCTGACTTGGACACGCTATCCCATCGTCGCTCTGCCGCGCTGTACAACTGGGCTAGCTGAATGCTGTTTGTGTCAGATGCGCCGGCAGCTACCTGCCATTGCTGGAATCGTACGCGGTCAGAGATCAGCATGAACATTGCTTCCTTCTGGACCCAGGCACGCACGGCGTTAATGGCGTCGTCGTCGAGCTCGATAGAGGACGCGTCAGACGCTGGCTGGGTATAGTGCTTGTATCCAAACACCCGCAGTGTAGATCCGTTAGGCAACACGAGATAGGGTGGCATGTGCAGCTTTCCATTAATAAAGTCCCATCCACCAGTAGCTGTTGCATCTTGGGCAAACGGAACCGAAGCGATAAGCTTGCTGCTCTTATACGCGTCAACACGGTAAACAGTGTCGAGTGTGAGCGTGTCAATAGTAAAGAAAGCTCCGACGGCAGGAGCTGTGTAAGCAACTTCTTCATACGTCTCCTGTGGGCGAATGCGCGAGACCTCCTGGACGCCCCACTTGATCATGTCATTGAGCTCGTCGTTGCTCCATGTAGTGGTGGCCCCGGAGTCACGCAGGTCTCGCCGTACTATAGTCCTGAGTGCTGATAGGGTAATAGCCATAAGGTCTCCTTGCGGTTGCGGGGGCCGGGCCAAAGCCCGACCCCCACTCCCTAGTTACGATTAGAGCGTCGAAGCCGTCGACTCCAAGCGGAGGTAGCGAGGCTGGCCGGTCGAGGTGTTTGAACCATCGAACTCACCAGTCGTGCCCTCACCGCGGAGGATGGCGCCGAAGCGCATCTTGAAGCCAAGCGTTGCAACCTGTGCGATTGGATCGCTGTGGTCGCCGCCCGGAGCCACGAAGTAGCTCTGGAGCGTCTGGCTGTCGCCAACGATGTAGGCGTCAGGCCCGAAGAGGAACGTCGAGTGGACGTCCGCCGAGCTTGCGCCAGCGCCGGTGAAGACTGCTGCGCTTGGGGAAACAAGGAAGCGAACACCAGCGTACGCTCCGATTTCTCCGTTGAGGAGCTCGAGCGACTTGGTGTACTTCGTGGCCTCGAGGAAGCCGTTTGCGCTGGTATCCGTCAGCAGGTCGAACTCGACCGCTGGGTGGATAATGGCGCGGTAGAAACCGTCAGCGAAGGTTGGGATGTTTGCAGCCTTCATCTTCGCAACGGCCTTCTTGATTGTCAGACCAGCAACGTTGTCGTTGCCGCCCGTGCCGAGTGCACCGCGGGAAGCGGCGTCGCCGGCATACATAACGTTGGTGCCCTGCTTGAGGACGTCACGGATGATGTTGTCCATCGACTCCGTGGCGGCACGAGCGAGTCGCTCCGACGCAATGGCGATCAGGTCATGCGGGCTGTCAAGCTGCGCAAGATCCGAGATCTTGAGAACCTTACCGTACTGCTTTGGCACGAAGGACTCAGTCGTGATCGTGAGATCATACTCAGCCGGGGCGCCAGCCTCGGTAAGGGTGTCCGCCACGCCAAGCGGCGTGAGGTCTGGGTAACGCGCATAACGAATCTCGTTGCTGCCCTTCTGGAAGCGACCCGAGGTGTAGTTCCCCGGCATTGCATGGACCAGTCGGTTGCGCAGGTTCTCCTGAGCCTGCTGCGAAACGAGCTCCGTAATGAGCGCAGAATAAGCATTGGATGAGCCAGCATCAAGCGTGGCTCGCGTCTGCGTTGCCATTACTATTTACTCCTTTTGTTACTCGCCCCAAGGATTGCCAAGGGCAGCGATGTCCTTAACGATATCCTCAGAGGAGCGCTTCTTTCCGGTCGAAGGAACTTCCTTCGCCGGCTTGTTTGGATCCACGAACTCCTGTCGCGGAGCCCCACCTGTCTTCAGCAACTCTTCGAACTGCTTGGCACGCTCCTCAACGGAGAGCTCCTTAGTAGCCTCAGAGAACTGAACATAGGTTGGGTATTCCTTGGCCAGGCGCTCGCGCTGCTCGGCTTCCCGAGTAGCCTTAAGTTCCTGTTCCAAAGTGGCGATGCGGCGCTGCGCACGCTCAAACTCTGTGAGGCTTGCCTCTTCCATCTGGAGCTTCCAAGCCTGAACCTTTTCGTATTCAGCCTTGACTTCATCCAGCTGCTTCTTGGTAGCCGTCAGAGCCTGGTCCTTGCCAGCGAGACGCTTCTTCCAAGTGGTGATGTCGTTGTCCTGGTCAGTGGCAGGCTCTACCTGCGACTGGGCCTGGTCGTTCAGCACGACTTCGTCCGTCACTTTAACCTCCATTTGCTTGCGAACCCTAAGGGTTCTTTGATTTAAACAACTCGTCCAAAGCTGAACCAGTTGTTTCCAACGCGCCTAGTGGACCGAGAGAAGTGATAGTCCTGGCAAAGTCCTGGTTAAGGACCGCACCCGGGCTCCACTCTGCACCGTTCGCCATGCGCTTATATAGATTGCGTGCCCATGCTGGGGGTACAGCTGTGACGTCCCATGGCACGCCTGGGAACATCATTGTCAACATGTATACGGAGTTTGGATGTTCATCGAGCCAGATGCCAAGACCTGGGTTTGTCTCTAGCTCGTACTCAAAGTAGTCTCGAACATGAATGTATGCAGAGTATCCAGCCATTGGAGCGTTGGTCCCAAACGGGCGCTTGAATAGGAACTCAATAATCTCTGGTAGGATCTTCTTGAACATGTAGCTGTAAGGGTACATGGCGAGACCAGGGTGGTTAATTGTTCGCTCGAAGAAAGACCGGTCTGATGGGAAGTACGTTGTTGTGTTGGCCTGGTCAAGAGCCCTAGTGTATGCATATTGGAATGCGTTATACACGGTCTCTTCTGCCCCGTGTCTGGTGACAACTGAGCTCATGCCATTGCCGAACTTAACTGCCAGGCCTGGCTTGTCGGCCACACGTCGCACCATCTCTGCCTGCACTGCGTCTCGGAATACCTTACCGTCCTTAATTGGATCAGTGCCGCTTCGGATGATTGAGTTAACTACATCGTTTACCTCGTCAACAATATACTGAATATCAGTGCTAAAGCCCTGGCCTACGAGCATAGCCTCAAGGATCTTGCCGGTATGCGGGTCAACGCCAAGCGGATCGGTGAAGTGCAGCTGCGTAGCAAGCGACTCAAGTGCGCTTCGCTTGTGCTGCAGAAGCACCCAGTCTCGTCCGATCTTCTGCATGTCTGCATGGAACGCCTTCTGTGCAGCCTTGACCATGTCCATGGTATCTTCAGACATATCAGCAGTACTCTTGAGCTCTCCCTCTGCGCGTCGCAAAGAATTGCGTAGGTTGTTTGCTGAGTCAGAGAACCGTGATGCGTCATACCCTGCGTCCGCAAGGCTGGACACATGCTTGTCTAGGGTGGCCATGTGCAGCGCCGGATTGGCCAGAAGCTGCTCCTGCAGCTGTGCTTGCGTAAGAATGCCAGCCCCTTGTCCAAGCACCTGCTCCTCAGGGGCGAACCGTCCGCCTGTGATCAACTCGCGCTGAGCATCTGCCCACGCCTGTCGATCAGGATCAGGGATTCGGCCGAAGCCAACACCGGCCGGTCGTGACACTTCGATATCGTTCCAAACTCGTCGAGGGTCGCTGAGTCTCATGCGGTAGTTCACGTAGTTTGTAAACATAGCCCTGGAGTCGGACGTGCCATACTGCTCAACAAGAGCAGACCACAGGTTGAAGTCTTTTTCACGCAGCGTGTCAGAGAATGTCTTGGCCGTGATGTCAAGTGCCAGTGCGTCTCGAGCTGCCATCTTCTTGTTTGAAAGATCGTCCAGGTGACGTCCCTGCTTAAGGTTCTCCCAGAACCCTGCCTGCATCACGACGTCGTCGTATCGACCAGTCATAGCCTGTGCCACTGCGTCCTGTCGGAACACGGCCATGAAGTTTGCGTTGTCCACAAACGACTGGGTCTCTGGCCCAACCTTGGTCAGGTCTCGGAGCTGGCTTGCAGATACCATCTGAGCCTTGCTACCGTCAGCCATCATGGAGAATACAGTGTCCCGGTCTACGCCACGAGCAGCATTTAGGATTGGGCTTTCTGCGTACTCCTGCAACCAGTAGATTGGGTTGAGCTTAAACTTTAGAGTTGGGTACCACTTGTCTGTCCATGAGGCAATCTGTGTGCCAAACTTTCCTTCCTTAAGTCCCCCGGTAAAGTATTGCGTGGCGCCAACGACGTTCCGGTCTCCTCGGAAAGCAAACATTGTAGCGTTCATTGGGTCGAACGTCTTGCCGAAAGCGTTACCTGCAAAGTTATTTACAAACTGCTTATATGTACCGGGCCCACCGACCTCGTCGATTGCCTTCCTATATGCCTCGTAGATTGTCTTAGGGGCAAGGCCTCTAGCGGACACTCCCTCTTGCACCCCTCTGGCTACGAGCTCATCAAGGACCGCATCTACGTGCTCTTGTCCAAGACCACCGCGCACAAGGTACGCTGCGAGTCTGCGCCGGATAGAGTTAGTGACGTACTTCTGTGGGATTGGTGAGAACAGGTTGCTCATGAACTTCTGGATTGTGGTTGGGTTGTACCCAAGGATGGCATCCCCATTCTTCTGTGCAATCTTCTGGAGGCCGCTGGTTGACATGTCGACGAACGGCATGACCTTACTTGCCCACATCTGTCGCTGCCCTGGCGTCGATCCAGGCATCTCGAGAAGTGCTGGCTTATAAATCATGTTGTTCTCAGGGGCCCGTACAAGTCGGTAGGCGCCGCCGTTGAACGTGCGAACAATGTTCGGGTCCTTGCCAATTAGGCGCAAGGCTTGCTCAATGGCGGATAGGTGCCGGTCTGAGAACCGGTTGACAGCAAGGCCGCTATCTACAGCTTCCCTCAAGTACTTGTTAATTTGGTCTGCGTTCTTAAGATCGCCATGTACGACACGGATATCATCGAACTGCTCAGTTGCACGCCTTGTCCACGCGAGACGAACCTCTTCCAGGTTCCTTGCGCCGCGAGCGTCTGACAGGAGATCCTTGATTACCTTGTTGTACTCGGCTCCTTCTACGCTATTGGCCATGGTATTGTTCAGGCGCTTAAGGAACTTCTCCACCTCTTTGGCCCCGCCCTGCCGGTCAAATGCGCGGACAACTCGGCCATCTTGGGCGATAGTATCAGCGGATGTGGCGGCACCAAGCCTCTTCTCTGCGGACTTCTCCAGTGAGGCTGTGATCTTCGCAAGTGCGCTATACGCGTCCAGGAATGCCAAAGCCTTGTCTCTAAAGATGTGGCCGCTTGATACGATATGAATCTTGCCGGTCTTCTCAAAGATCGAGCGAAGAGTGTCTACAGTCTGCTTGCCAAACTTCTGTGTAAGAGCAGTGGTATTACCATTCATAATATCATCAACAAACGTATTGTACATGGCTGCAGTCTTTGTTGACGTAGCATACCCAGTTGACTCTACAAGTAGCATCCGCTCAGCTGCTTCACTTGCAGCTTCTGGTGACTTGAGGAATCCATCACTTGTGTACAGGTCTCCGAATGTCTTCTCAAACCATGAGTCGAACTGAGGAGCGACCTCATCAAAGCTATGACCGACAGAGTTGGCGATGCTTGACACGTGCTGTCGAGCAGTCGTCATGGCCTGCCCCTTAGACCCAACCTTTGCAACAAGCCTAATCTTTGTCCCCTGGATTTCGTCAACAGTGGCTCGAGAGAACTCGGCAAGTCCGCCTTCCTTGATTTTTCCAACTAGCTTGTTCTCGTATGTAATACCTGATGCTCGCATTGCACCAAGCTCGCTTGCGTTCATCTGGCTCTCAATGAAGTTCCCTAGCTGCTTAATCTGTGGAAGTGCGCGTCGGCCCTCCTTAGTTGCGGCCACAACTGGATCAACGTTTCGCAGGAACTCAACGCGGCTTCGCAATTCGCTGATGCTGCCGGTATCAAACAGTTTGACAACGCCTGTGTCTGCGAAGGCTGGGTCTTTGGCGATTGATCGCATCTCGTCCACAACCTCTTCAGTAGTGAACTTAACGGCAGCTCCGCTGCCGCGCTGCAGGATGAGTCGGTCAATGGCATCGTAGTAAAGTTTGCCGATCTGTTCTGCTGCGTTGAGGGCACGGTACTTGTTGCTTCCATTCATGATGTGCTCCGTGCCAATGATGCCGAAGTTTGCCAGGCCACGCCCTGCCATATTCTTAACCTCATCGCCCTTACCAAGGTGCTCAAGGATGCCAGTTAGGCCAGCTACGTCTTCGTTAAGTTTGCCACCAAGTTCCTTATACACACCGTGCCAGTTGGCACCAAACAACCCGGCGCCCATGCGCTTGAACCCTTCACCAAGTCCATCAGTCGCTGTCTTGTATACATCGTACATGCCGGCAAGAACCCCCTCGTCGAGAGCCTGCGAAGTTTCAATGGCCCTCTTTGCGGTTGCAATCTGCTCCTCAGCAATAGCAATACCCTCTGCGTTTCCAGCTTTCCTGGAATCAGCAAGACTCTTCTCTGCTGCTGCGATTGCGTTCTTTGCGTCTCTACCAATAGCAAGCTTCTGTCCCAGGTTAAGACCTCGCTGCTTGTTCAGCATGACTGCTGCTTTCTGGGCCGCAGATAGCTCTGGCACTTCCTCGGCAACTGTCTTGCCAACGCCTACCAGTGCCCTTGCTGTCTCTAGCCGGGCTAGCTGCGACTCTGCAGCGGTGGCAAACTTGCCAGCCTTTCTGGCAGCAAGCACTCCACCACCGATCAGCCCAGGTAAGAATCCTACGCCACCAGTAGCAGCGCCAGCGACTAGAGCGCCTGTGGTTGCACCACCAACAGCAGCCAGAGGTTTAAGGGCACCAACCTTACCAAATACTGCAGGGGTAAAGTTTAGTGGGTCAGTTAGCATGGTGAAGAGCAAGTTAGCGTCCTGGTTGTTTGACCATGCACGCTGCGACTTAATCATGTAGTCAACGATGGCACCGGTATCAGTCCCGGCATTGAGCATGTTCTGAATATCGGTAGGAAGATCTTGACGTCCTGTAACCTTAAGCCGTACGTTTGCAGCAAGATTTGCAAGCATTTCGCTTGGGATTGTTGCGAGCTGTAGCCCGGCACCGATTACTCCTCCGATAGGCGTTTTGCTTATGAAGTCAGCAGTCTCCCCAAGAAGAGGAATCTTGCTGCCAATGTCAAAGCCGGTCTTGATTACGTCCTTGATCCCAGCCCCCATGTTTGCAGCAAGCTGCTCGTCTGGGCGCAAGCCATTGAGCTTATCGTTGCCACCGATATCAAGTCGGAACGCTAGGTCGCGCCCGCTGATATCTGTGCTAGGTGGCCTTGTGCTTGTGGAGTAACCGACTAGTGGCATTAGACTGCTCGCCTATCTGTTGGCTTATAAGGCTTTGGCTTAGAAGGACTGAACCCGCTTCCCCCAGACGGAGTAGGGGAAGGAGTTGTTGGAGCTGGTGCTGCCGGGGCAGGGGATGCTGGCTTAGGGGTTGTTGGCTTGCTTTGGTTGAAGAACTCGCCAAGGTTCCTGAATGCGCCACCGATAAAGTCCCCGATACCGCTAAGGTCAGGAGCCTGGAATGAACCAAGACCCTGCTCTACGCCAGTGAAGTCGACAGGGGACTTTGCTCCCTCTGGCTTCTTATACTCAGGCTTAGGGATAGCTGGAGTATTATAGTCTGGTCCGCTTGGGCTGTAGAACCCTTGTCCCATTCCAAGTCCAGCTGCTCCGCCTGGGGCCTGAGGCGCAAAGGCCAGTGGCACTTCTGCGCCAAACATCTCAGCGATACGTCTTGTAACGTTTCCATACTGAGCAAACTTAGCGATAGACGTATCAATATCGTACGTGCTTGGGATACCAGGGATACCCTTGTATACTGCCCTCAAGATGTCGCTCTGGATAGGCTTATCTCGACCTGCCTGAGCTGCGATAAGCATCGCATCTGCTAGAATCTTGTCCTTTCCACGAGAGAACGAAAGCTCAATGGCATCTGCTGTGGACTTAGGGTCTGCAATAAACCCAGCGTACTGGTACTTATTAACATCGTTTTCTCCAATGTTCATAATGCCAGCCCCAACACCAGCTGATGAGCGGCCAATGAATGCCGGGTCAGCAGGGTTCAGAATGTTCTTGAAGAAATCGTTTAGGCTCTTGCCCTTGGCGTCGAATGCAGCAGTGCTGTCAATGAAGATGTTCGGTACATTACCAGACTGGCTATTGATCAGCGAGCTGTCGTTGAGGTCTACGCCTACAACGTTTGACATCCATCGCTTGAAGTCCTTGTAAGGAATGAGGATGCCGTTAGCTGCTGCGCCAGTAACCCCATTAATCTGGCCAACGATACGGACGAACATAGTGTCCTTAGCGCCGTTGTAGCCAGTCGACGTATTGCCACCAGTATTGAAGACCTGGATAGTCATGCCGGTGTTCTTCGACCAGTCGACAGGGCTCTGCTCTGTGCCTTTCTCGTTGATGTTGACTGGCATAGCGATACCGCCATAGGTCATCCCGCCAGTGCTAATGACTGCCGGTACTCCGCCAGCCGGGGCTGTGCCCTCGAAGGCTACGACCTCACCGTTAGGCTTGATCATTACCTGCCCGCCGTTGTTGAGAACGTGCTTGCTCCATGCTGTGTTTAGGAGCGTGTTTACAATAGACTTCGGATTAATCATAGCGGTACCGCCAACGGTTGGCATATCCAAGACCTTATCTGCCATGGTGGCAGCCTTAGTCTGGATGACAGTGAAGTCATCATACGAAATCTTACCGTTTTCAATCGCGGTGATGATCTCCTGCTGGCTGATAGTTCCGCTCTTGTCGATGTCGGTGATATTAGTTCCAGCCACAAGCGAAGCAGGAAACTCACCGTTGGCCAGGTCCCCAACCCAGTTGAAGTTGCTAAGGTCCTGATCCTTGATGGTCGTACCAAACATGCGCAGAGCTTGCAGTACTGCGTCAGGATGACCGCCCGTAGCGTTGAGCGTTGTGCCTTCGCCGGTGAACATGACGCCAGCCCCAGCCAGATTTGTTCGGAGATCATCCATAGCGTTACCGCCATAGGCGATACCAAACTCCATACCGGAGTTCTTAACGAATGTCCCGTTGACTGACTTAAGTCGCAGTAGGTCTGCGGCCAGGCCGTCAGCGTACTCTCCGGCATCAGCAAACCCAGAAGAAGACATAGTCAAAAGATCCTGCTGGCCAGTTAGCGTGGCGGCGTAGAAGTCAGCAAGGATGTTGGGATCTGCGTACTGGATGATATCGGCGTACACGCCCATGTACCCGCTGTTCTCTCCGCCTGCAGCAGCAAGTGTCTGCAAAAGCTCAATAGCAGGATAGTTTGTTTGGGTTGATGTGAGTGCCTCGTTGATAGCGTCAAGCATCGCAGGGTTGCCGCTGTCTGCATATGACTGGATAAGCTTCTCAGCAGCAGCGTTCATGCTTCTCTGGATGTCCTTCATCTGCTTGGTGTAGTTATCACGTGCGTCTACCTGCCCCTGCGTCTTAGCCTCAGATGCCGCTTGGGCCTGGAGTCCAAGGATAGTTCGGTACTCCTTGCTGTCCTTGGTAAACCCGGCGTCGAGCGCTGCCTGCAGTTGGCCCTTAAGCCAGCTGTTATAGGCACCTCGGCTAATGTCTCCGCTGTTAACGCCGGCCACCTTCCCGTCGTTTAGCACGTCGAACTTGGCAGTGAACACAACTCCCTTGAGCTTGTCTGCCTGTACGGTATCGCCGTCCGCCTCTAGGTCGGCAATCTCTTGAGCCGCCCAGGATTCAATGTCTGTCAGGCGGACTTCCGAGATTCCTCGGTTTGCAAAGTCAGCCCCGAGAAGACCGAAGTCAATCTGAGATCCGTCCTCCATGGCTCCAATGATCAGATTCTGAACGTCAGTACGGTACCGGCTTTCAAATGAAGCCATCTGGGAGTTCAGTGTTTCGTACTCAGTGGACCCAGGCGGGAATCCAGCAAGCATGTTTCGGTAGTACTGTAGAACAAACTCACCGTCAACGTTCTGGCCGTTGAACTGAGAGCTGTACTTACCGTCTTTCATATTCGTGTTATAAGCAGTCAAGATTGACTGCATCTCATCGGCCATCTGCTGCTTCAGCAGGTTGTAAATAATGACAGACAGGTTCTGGGATGTTCCTGATCCTGCCCGACCGAACTTACCTCGTCGTGCCATTTCTTATTCTCCTTGCTGTGGTACGCCGCCTTGTGCGGCCTGCAACATTGCCATTAGGTCAGCTCCACCACCCTGCGCGTTCTGCGGTAGGGATTCCTGTGGCGGGATAGCCGCCTCGCTTGGCGAGTTCAGCATCTCCAGGCCACCAGCCGGAGGGTTCATGCTAGCCATGGCCTCCATAGCGCTATTCTGCCCAGCCTGAGCCTGAGCCTGAGCGGCCGCAGGTACTTGCTGCTGCATCTGGTTGAACATCTGGATGAGAGCGCCCATCGTCTGCACAGCAGCCGGGTTGAGCGTTGCATCCGTCTGCTCGTCTCGGATGAGGTCCTTCTCGCCCTCTGGGTCGTTGACGCCCATGCGATCCATGGCACGCTCAGCAGACCAGAGTCGGTTCTGAACCAGGTTGATGGCGGTCTGTGCAAGCTCAATCGTGTCTCGCGGAGTGAGCTCCGGAGGTGTGATGGCCAGCTGATACTCACCGTCGATGATGTTGGCCACTGCCTTGTCCTTGATCTCCCACATGCGTGCGCACGTCTCCCAGACCTGGTTGATCCAGCTGTAGAGGAGCTTGCGCTTAGGGGAGATGCGTGCCTCGTAGTTGGCCATGAGCTGAGCGATAGCGCGGCTTGAGCCAAGAACGCTGGATGGCGCAAGGCCAAGCAGAAGTTCGTTAAGGCCTGAGGCTACAGCAAGTTCGCGGTCAATGCGCTTGTTGTAGTCTTCAACCTGGAACTGAGGAATGAACGGGTTGATCGACTCAATGCGGTTCCCTGCCCCTGGTGTAGATACCTGGTTAGGCTTGGGGATTGCGTTTGCCGGAACCTCGTCCGGTGCATCTGGCCCAACGAGCTGCCACATCTGTCCGCCAACGACTGAGTGGATCATCTGCGCCTGGGCGGTGATCTTCTCGTCCTTCTCGCGGAGGAGTTGCTCGATGTCGTAAAGCTCTGGCTTTCCGTACGGGCTGCCAGGGATCATGCTGTTCCTGAGAACAACGTAAGGGATCGCTCCCTCAAGTTCTGGGTGCTCTGTACGCTTCACCACTGTATTGCCGACAATGATTACGTTGCATACAAGAGGCGGCTTTCCCGGCTGGGTTGGGTGCTTGTACCAGTAGTCCAATACTTCGATCTTCATCTGGTCATAAGCGGTCTGATACCTGATTGGATCTCTGTGGTAGCTGTTAAGGTAGATGCTGGCGATTGGGTCGTCATGCGTGCTGGAAGAAGTGTATGGGAACCACTTGTTGCCATCGCTTACTGGGATGACGTCAACGCCCCACTCCTCGAGTACAGCCTGAGGCGAGAGGCCGTAGCTGTACAGCGCCCAGTCGACACGTGTGTAGTCTGAGCTGCCGTACCCAAGGTACAGGTTCTCAGGCGTATCTACAATCTGGACTCTCGGCATCTTCTTTACCGGGTCCCAGAACACCTTAGCTGCGGTAGTTCCATAAAGGGACTTGAGCAAGCATGCCTCCTCGAGGCGAAGGTCCATGTCGTTGCTATCCCACCATGCATATAGGAGTCTCTCGCGTCGCCCGGCAGCATCGCGCTCTGCCATCTCTGGGCCAGTAGGAACGTAGTTTACAACAGGGCTTACAGCCTGAAGGGATGCTGGGATGTTAACATATGCGGCGTGAAGGTTGACGGATACGTGTGAGCGCCCGGATAGGCGTGCGCTAGGGTCCTCTGCCCAGTGGTCAGCGCCACCAAGCGTGAATGTGTTTGGGTGGTAGTAGTGATCGAACCGTCGGTAAATGGCTCGCATTCTGTTCTGCTCTGGCTCAACGAGCTGCTTCCGGTTCATTGCCTCAAGGACCAGCAAGTAGTCCTCATTCTCTTCGGCAACTTGCCCAAGCTGGTTAAGTCGCTGGCGCTCCAGAGAGATGCTCTTCTTCTGCTGGTCGGTTAGAGCTGTAAGGCTGGCAAACTTTGGGGTGATTTTTGAAGTGCGAACCTTACCGCCAGAGATAACAACGTCGTTAATAGTGCGCCCAGACCCAGCCTTCTTTGTCCGACCGTTAGCAACTGCGCTGGGGAGTGCGCGTGACTTACGGCCCTTGGTGGCTGCAGGTGTCGCTTCTGTCTTAATAGGTGCGCCAGGGGCAGCAACGGCTGCAGTCTTCTGTCCGCGAATCTCTTTACGAGCTGTCTCGATGGCCTTCTTGATGCCATCAATATTTGACTTGGTAACGACGTTAGGATCAGTCGTGATCATGGAAGGGACTTCCTTCCCATTCACGAATGACCCAGAGGTCATCTTAAGTTTGTCTTTAGGCATTTGCAATCTCCCCAAAATAGCTGAACACCGGCTTGCTTACCGGGTTCACTGGATTTCTGACCGCATGTCGGACCGACAAGGCCAGTGCCATTACGGCGTCTGTGTCCATGTGTTTGTCATTGAGCTTGTATCCCAACAACTGTCGTCGAAGTTCCATCCAGGCTCCTCGACGAGGAAACTTGACCTGACCGCGATCAATGACCGCCTTTAGGTCTGCAAGAAGCTCAAGCTTCTTAGCTCTTGTCCCACCAAAGTCATAATCCCTTAGTGGCTTAATAATGCTGAACTCCTGGCGGAAGAGCTTCCCGCCGAATCCAGTTGAGTCAATGGTGCTTGTGCATTGGGCGCCGTCTTGGTTATATAGCAAGTGACCCTCTCGTACCATGTTTACTACTGCCGGGATGGTCTGCTTGCCGATCTTCCTTCTGCATCGGACGCCAACCATTACCTCTCGCTCCGTGTAGTCTATGGTGATTGCCCAGGTTGCGTCGGATGAAATACCTGGGTCGATACCCTGAGAGTACCTTCGGCCCTTAGATGGAGGTAGTTCCTCATCGAGCTCGACAAAGCACTCGTCTACCATCTGGGCATTGAAGTAGGCATCTCTCGACTCGATGAAGTATCCGTCGATGTTCTGTGGTACAAGGTATTCTGCCTGCTGGCGGAGGATGGAATCAAATGTCTCAGACTTTAGTCCATACCCTACGTTGTCCCTGGTGGAGAGCCGGAAGCTCATGAACTGCTCATCTCGGTTTGGGTTCTCTGGGTTCCCAAGTTCCCACAAGTCTGCGTAGTCGTTGATGCCCTCTGTCGGTGTGCCAATGAAGTGTAGCTGTCCACCTGTTGAGAGTCGTCGGAGGTTCAGAACCTCTTGATAAATCATTAGAAGGTGTGGCTCGAAGGCTGCCTCGTCGAACGAGATGCCATTCATGTCCTTGCCCAGGAGCGCCTTCGCTTTATCCTGGGTGGTACGGAAGTGAATGTTGGCACCTCCGAAGATCGGGTCTACTTTGATCCACAGGTACTCCCCGCGGTACTTCTTCTCGAAGTTGTAGACTTGCCCGATTTCTTTCACGATTGGACATCCACGGCCTTTTTGGGCTGGGTGGCCACCTTGAAGAAGCATGGCCAATTCTCTATGCACCAGTTCAGCCGTTTCCTGCTGGATGCCTACGTGATACCATTCATAAGGCTCGGTAGTCCAACGCTCCGCGTCTTCGACGCTTCCCTGCGTTGGGGGGCGAAGCCCCAGCTTGTAGGTGGCAGAGTGCAGGACTCCGACTGCCATCCCCAAAGTCTTACCAGCCCGGTTGCCGGCACTGCATACGGTGGTCAGGTATTTAGGCCTGAACCCCGTCTCATCGCGGGCAACCATTCCGTTCAGCCAGGCCAGTTGGCCCGGGTTGAGATTGACACCTAGCCAGCGAGAGGCAAAGAAACCGATGTCGGTCCGACCTCTGGCCAGATCTTGGGCAATCTCAGCATTAATGTTCAAGCAGTCTTCTTCTTTCCTTTGTTCCTAGCGCTGATAGCCTTGGCCTTAGCCTTGGCATCTGCCTTGCTACTAGCTCCCCACGCTTGAAGTGAGAGCAGGAGACGCGTCGGTCGCCCCTTCGAGTCTCGCTCCGGCCCTGGCATGTTACCCATGCGGGCCAGGAACGACGCACGACGCGGATTGTCGCCAGACTTAACTGGCGCCTTGAGCGTGCCACCCTTGTAGGAAGCACGCCCCTTGGCATTGAGCCCACCCTTGGGGTTCTTCCCCTCCTTGCGGGTCCAGGCTGGGGTCTTAGCCACGCTGGGCTACCGTTCGCTGTCCGGCCTTGTTGGTGCCAAAGAGAGTCTTGCCGCCCTTAGGAAGCTTCTTTCCCTTTGCTACCTTGCCCTTAGGCTTGGCCTTTCCCTTAGCGTCCTTCTTGCCGTACTTCTCCATGAGGAAGGCTGGCATCTTCTTGCCTGGCATCAGTAGGCCTTCTTCTTGGCGCCCGTCTTGCGGGTGCCTGAACCACGGTTGTGCTGAACTTCGGTTACCGTTGGCTTTCCTCGCTCGCCTGTAATGGTGTTCTTTCGGAAAGTCTTTGTAACTGTGTTTTCTCGTCGGCCATTGGCCCCCATTGTAGTGGTCTTAGTGGTGACCTTCCGACTACCGCTCTTAGTGTTCTTTGCCCCACTTGAGAGATATGTATTAATAGCATTACCATTTTTGGAGCTAGTAACAAATCCCTCTCGCTTGTCGCCTGCCTTATAGACAACCTTGTTCGGGCCAACGGATGACCTCTTCTTACCTGGCATCGTTATTCTCCTTTATTCCCGAACGCAACATCGTTCGGATTAAGCCAGCGAAGGACTACCGGGAGAACAGCGGCAAGGCCTGCAGCCACGAGGGCGCGAACGCCGTCACGGTCAAGGTCGAGAACGCTGTCCCCAAGCACGATCAGCTGGGCGACTACTGCGGCAAGGAATGAACGTCCCCAGGACGCCACTACTGCCTTAAGTTCCTTGTTCATTGTCTACCTCCTCTGCGATCAGAGTGTATGATCCGCCACCGAGAATCCCAGCCATTGCGACTGCGAGACCTCGATCTGCGTTCTTTTCCTTTCTTCGGTCCAGCATCTCCTGGGCCCGGAGTCCCTCCGACAGAGTCGGAACTAGATCCCCGTTTTCGACCATCTTGAACACGTATCCGCTTACAAGCTTGGCCAAGTCGTTGTTTGTAGCCTCAATCTTTACTGCCTGCTGCACCTTTTTGGCTACTTCCCTACGAGCATTCATGTGCTCGTCGGTAAGGTGCTGGCGCTTGTGATTTCCTAGGGTGATGCGACTGATATACGAGTTCTCGGCTTTTAGCCACGCGCTGATCTTTACGTCGGACATCCCTTCGGTCATCTTGCGGTTGATGACGTCTACCAATGGACTGGCGCATACCGCGCACTTGCTGAGCAACTTCATCAGGCAATGGGGATTGCAAACAGTCTTGTGTATTGAGACGTGACTGTTACTCCAGTGGAACTTTGCATACGCACCTGCATCTTCAATGTTACTGCCGATGTCCCTGTGGATGTATAAACGTCAAGGCCTGATGCATTTTGTGTAATGCCAGAACCAGCGCTATAAACACGAGTATAGAACAATGTTGATGTACCGTCAGTGACCTGGGCAAGAATATATTGTGCAGTAGCGCTGTTGCATTGAAGTCCGGCTGTAAGACCGACAAGAAAGTTTTGACCTACGTAGTTCGGCGTAAAGGTGATTGTAGCATCAGTTACGTCTACGTAAGATGTACCAACGCTAGTGGCAGTCGTTGATGAGCCACTTGCGCTGTACCTGCTGAGTGACATGCCACTGTCAATGTATCCACTAGCGGTAATGTTAGTAAATGTTGGGCTGCTAGTGGTAGCGATGCTCTGCGGTAGGCTAAACGTTACAGCTCCGGTGCTGGCGCTAACGTTGACTTGGTTGGTCGTACCGGTAGCAGAGGTAACGTACGAGTGGCTGTGGCCAGTAGTGGCGTATGCCGCATTGCCTTCAGTGGCTGTTAGATAGCCTGGATGTGGGTCTCCAGCCGACTCGTGAGTGGTAATCGCCGCAGACGCTGTGCCTACTGGGTCGTATGTCCCGTTATGGTTATGACCAGTGTCAGCCTTCCCGGCCAGGTCGGATACGAGGCTTGAGACGTCTGACTGCGCGTGGGTGTGTACAGATGCTGCCTTGCCAGCAAGATCGCTGACCAGGTTGGTTACATCAGACTCAATGTGGCTATGGCCAGTAGCAGCGATCCCAGCAGTGGACAGGCTTTCCTTCTCCCACATCTGGCTGCTGCTGTTGTACTGGATGATGTCTCCATTAGACGGAGAACCAACGCTCACGTTGTGGAGCTCGTCTAGCTCGTAGCCGTTCTGCACCTTGACGAAGATCTCGCCGGTGCTGGCGTTAGCCTTAGTGACCACGCCAAGATACACGCTATGTGCCGGTTCTGCTGGTGGGGAGCCGTAGACTCGACCGCCGGCAGTGCCGGATAGCCAGACTGCTTGTCCGGCTGTTGCTGCACTTGTATCGATGTTGGTAAGGACACCCTCTGTGATCACCCACCCATGCTGGTTGGCGCTCAGGTTCTGCTCTAGCAGACCCAGGGTCTTGCTGGACGTGGCTTCTGTGTCCGCGTCAGCGTAAGAAACAATCGGGTTCGTGCCGTCTGCGCTTGAGATGTAGACAGCCTCGCCCTTGAGCTTGGCAGTCGTGTCGTTCTTGACGTACTGCTTGATGATAGTGGTGTAGCCAGCAGTCTCGTGCGTGTGTCCAACTAGTGATAGGCCAGTAGTCGGATGAACGTGGTCAAATCGTGAAGCTGTTGTGCCAGCGCCAGGGGCTGCAGTTCCAAGAGCAACAGGAGTTCCGTTGCTTAGAGATACCCCGGTTGACCCCTCAAGGACTGTGACGCGGCCCCTAAGGGTGGCGCCCTCGTCCGTGTCTAGCCACACCAGGGTTGGCTCTACCGGATGGATGTCCTCCTCGAACTCCTCGTAGTATTCGTCAGGGATCTCGAACACGGTTTCGGCAGGCCCCTCTAGGAGTAGGCCGTTCCACCTAAGTGAGATCGGTCTTCCGAACTTCAATCGTGCCATTAAGACTCCTTAATACTCTCTATATATATCCAATCTTGTCAAGTGTTGGATGCAGGGAGAAGCTTTGCGACCACGTTAGACAGGTGGTCTGCCGCCCTTTCGACCTCGATTTCGTACAGATTCTGCAGCAAAGCGTATGATTCTGTCCCGATTACTCCGTCAAGTGACTCAATAACCCGTTCTGCCCCTGAATAACTGACGTGAAGCAGCTCGTGAGCTACGATCCGGCGCTTTTCTTCGAAGGGAAGCGTCCAGAAATCGCTAGAAACACGCAAAGTAGCAGACCAAAGGTTGTCTGAAACCTCAATATCAGCCCAGTTGTCCTCTTCTGTGGGGTGTTTAGATACCTTTACCGCCCACTGGGTAAGCCCCATGACGGAAAGTGACTTGTTTACGTAGTTCTGTAGCTCCTCAAGAGTGTCCATTAGATCCCTTCTAGCATCTCAGCCTGTCCAAGTGCGGTTGAGGTGTCTACCTTCTGGCCAGCCTGCACTTGCTGTGGCTGCTGAGGCGTGCTTACAGGCATCTGAACCTGTGGTTGTGGGGCTGCTTGGCCTACATTTGCAGGCATTGGGGCGCTGTGGTCTCCGGCAATCGCTGAATACAGGGTGTCTGCAGCCATCCAGCCGGCAGTGCTGCCAGCTAAGCCACCTGCAAACCCGCCAACGGGGCCTCCAATGAGTCCAGCTGCGCCGCCAAGGAAGCCGCCGGCCAGTGAGCCAGCCATACCCGTAAGCGCACGGAGCATATCACCGCCTTGGGTGTATGTCAACCCTAGGCCAACAGCTGCAGCCGGTGCTCCGCCTACTGCACGGCTAAGAACTTCGAACCCGGCCTGTACTGGGGCGCCGGCAAGGGCCATCTTCTTCTCCTCCTCGCTCTTGGCAAGGAGATATGCCCCAACAGTTCCGGCAATAGTGCCGCCAGCGACAGTAGCCTTGCCGCCAATCCTAGGCATCCACTTGCCCCTCACTGCTGGCAATGGCTCAGTACCAAGTGCCTCTGCAGCTAGCGTGGCCTGCTGCCTATGCTCAAGGATCTGCTCAAGGTGAGCTGCCATTTGCTCTGCCTCAACTGGGTTAATGCCAGTGTTTCCGCGTCGCAGTCTGCTGATGAAGTCCTTGACTACTGGGTTACCCCTGAATGCTTCCTCTTCCCACGAGTACTTGTGCCAGTTCGCGTCCTTAAGAGTAAACGGACCGGCCGCATGCTCAAGATCTGCGTCTAGTTTGCGCAACTTGAAACCGCCTGTCTCTGGATCTACCTCGAATGGGTTGTTGCTACGCCACTCTTGCGGTACTGCTACCTCCCTAGCTGCCTGGTCTACCCCTGCTCGTCGCAAGACTACCTCAAACATCTGTGCAAACCTTGCCCGAATAGCTGCGTCAAACATCTTATACGCGACAAACCTGCTACCGAACTGTCCCTTGGCCTCAATAACCGGATCGTCAATAGCCTTAAGCAGGTCATCCCATGTCAGGCCACGCTTTAGGATAACATCAAACTCTTGCTGGGTGATCTCGCCTTCTGCAAGCATCGTTGCGTATTGGCTCATGATCTCCTTGGCCATTGGAACGTTGCCGGTCATGTCTACGTCGAAAGGCTGTGCCTTATCCTTCTGCTGCCTTTGAGCAAGAGAGCCCTCAACAAGGCCACCGCCCCTGCGGACGACCTGGAAGATATCGGATACGCCAAGTTCCCTTAGGGTCGTCTCCATTGCGTCCGCGGTAACAGTGCTGGCACGTCCTGCAACTCCCTCATTGAACACGTAGTCGCTATCAAACGATGCGCCCTTAGCGTTGTACGGTGTAGGTGCTTCTTGCTGGCTGGCCCAGTACTGACCGTTCTCTCCCTTCTTGGGGGCGGTTGCCACAAGGACTCTTCGAACATTCTGCTTACCGATCTTCTCAGGAGATCCAAGCCAGAACCCTAGTTTCTTGGTCGCATCAATCTCAGGGTTCCCGTTTACTCGTGCAACATACTGCATAATAGTCACGAGCTGGCTGTAGGCCTCATCGCTAAGATTTGCCTTGTTCTCTTCCAAGAAACTTGCAAACTCTTCCACTGGGATAAAGTCTTGGACTACGCTCTTTCTTGTGTAGGCGGTCTGCAGATTTGGGTTAGGGATCTTTACGGTTGGTCGGAGGTGGACATAGGCGCCATCTTCGCTCTTGTACGAAAGAAGATCGGATGGGATTTGCAGCACTCCGTCATTGTCGAAGACGATGTTCATGCCCTGGGCGATAGACTTGCCGTTCGAGTTACCAAGTCGCAGGTACGAGTCCAGCGTCTTGACAATGCTGTCGTAGTCTCCGTCTGCTGCCATGTGCTGAGAGAGCATCATCCACGTTTCGTCTCGCAACTCCGCAAGCTGTTCTGGCGTTGCGTTCTTAATGTACCGCTCAATCGCAGACCCCAGTGGCTGGATCGCGTCTGTGGCAACCGGCTTATCCTTTGGGGCCACAACATCTGGTGTTGGGGTGGTATGCTTCTCTGCGTAGGCAAGGCGGGCAGAAGCCTCAGAAACAAGGCGCTTCTTTGTCTCGAGAGCCTGTTGTGCGGCATACCTCTCTGGCTGTGTTTTGGCTTTCTTCAGGTCGGCCTGCGCCGACTTTAGAGATTCCTTGGCCTTAGCTAGAGTCTGCTTTGCAACCTCAATAGCATCAGGGTACTTTGTTACAACTCCCTTTTGAGACTTTCGAATTTCAGCCATAGGATCTACTACGGCAGCCTTCTTCGCTGCTACAAGGTTCTTCTTGAGCTGCTCGATGGCAGCACCGCGCTCGTTGACAGGTAGCATCATGATGCGCTCGACCTCTGCAACTGTGACCTTGGACTTCTCGAACTCCTCCGCAGGGGCCGGCTGATCGGCCTCCATTTGGAATGTTTCTTCGCTCATCTGAGCGTCTTCTTCCAGCTGCTGGTAGATCTTCTCAATGCTTACCGCCATCTCAGGGTCCGCAGACCGTTCAAGTAGCAGTGAGCGAGCGATGGCCTTGGCAAGGCTACGGGCAGTCTCGTGCGTGCTAGTGTCGCCCTTTGCCTTGATCGCGTCATGCTTCGCCTGAGCCTCTCGAAGGTTGGCGTATGCTTCGTTCATAAGCGCAACTCGGCCTTCCTCGGTAAGAGCTTCAGGGCGGTCTGGGTATTGAGTTGGAAGTTCCATATCCATAAGCCTGCGGAGTGTTTCCTGCGCATTGCGTACGTTGCGAGCTGCCTTTTTCTCTTCTGTGTCAAATGAGAATAGGCCCTCACGCGTGCTAGCTTCGCGCATGTTCGAGTCGTAAACCTTCTTGAAGATAGAGACAATTGGCTCCGCTGCAAGCGGATCGTCGTTAAGTTCGCGCAAGATATCGTTTACAGCGATAGAGGCAAACGCCGGGCTGGCTACTCGCTGCGCATGGCTGAACAGAATATCTCGATACTGTCCTGGCTTCGTAGCTGCTGCAAGCCTCTTTGTTCGAGCAAGAGCAAGCTCCCTGAATAGAGGCGACGCATTTCCCGCGTCTGCCTGTCGCATGCGTGCAGCATCTGTAGCTCGAGCGCGAAGCAACCAGACGTAGTCAGCAAGGAACTCAGCCCTCTCAGCCATGACTGCCTCTGGGAGAGGTGTGTCACCCGTGGTCTCACGAAGAATGTCCATGGACGGAACTGGCTCGTTGGCTGGAAGCACTGGGCTTACCGGCTCTGCCATTGGCTCATAACCAGCGGCACGAACTCGAGCTGTCTCGCGCTTAGCCTTGCTTGTTGCAGCCGCCTGAGCGAGCGTGCTGTCTACAATGTCTGCCCGGATTGGCTGGCCGAAATGATTTTGTGCAACGCCCTCAAGCACGAGGGCCTCATAGTCTAGCTCTCTATCGCTAAGCAGCCTAGATGGAAGACCCTGTTCTTGCTTGGCCGTAACTGCTGCGCCTGTCTCTCCGGCGTACGCAACTTGCTGAGGGATAGCCGAAGGGGCGTAGTCACTTTTCTCTACTAGTTTTGGCCTAAATATTTTTTTAATGAACGGCTCGCCTGTTTCAGGATTGATTACTCGATATTCATCTTCAAGATCGACTCGGACTCCACGCTTGTACGGGTATGTGTTTATCAGATCTCCGACCACATCTCTCAAATCGATCTGCCCTCGTCGCAACATGTCGTACTCTTCATCTGAAAGTACTCGCTCAATTAGGTCAACTCCGTCTACTGTGAGGCCAGGTGCCACCTCACTCGAGATAGCAAACCTAATGCCGTCTTCGTATAGGTAGTTGTATGAGAAATCGTCGAACACGTGCGTGGTTGGAAGACCGTTCTCCATGGTAACGTCCCCGTATTCATCAAATGTATACGTTGTGCCAGTTCTCTTGTCGTAGTGCTCATCTAGAGAAACCTTTGGTGTCTCTTCGTAACCGTCTAGATCTGCAGCAGTAAGCTCTCGCTCTCCGCCGCCGTCAGCATCTTCGTAAACAATGGTGCCAATGTCTGCTGGAGTTAGCCCTTCAATGACGTTACCATCGTCATCAAACAGTAGCTCCGTCAGGCTGAAATACTCGTCAGGTTCCGGTGTGACGTACTCCGGAATTGCAGGTACATATGTTCCCTGGAATGCACGTCCATCTGCCCTGACAAGTGGAGTTGTGTGGCGGAATGTCTGATGAACAATTGGATCTACGTCAAGCTTGAAGTACCTATCTTGGACTGGCCCTTCTTCGCTCCGATTAACTGTGCGGGGCCACTTTACCTCATCACCAAGATTAAACGGCTCAGTCAGCACATCTTCCGCAAGGCGTGGATCCGTTTTGATTTTTTCTACTACTGGGTCTCCTTCAAAGAAGGCAATAATAACGTTGTCCTTATCTCCTAGGTAAATCTTCCTTCCCTCAATCTCAAAGAACTGTCCGTTTGCATCTACCTGACGAGGAATCCTTTCCTCTCCGATAAGAAGATCTTTGCCGAAACCACTGTTTTCATCTGTAACCAGAGACATCACCACAATGCGCTTGTTAATCCTACCGCGCAAACCATCTCGTGTTTTAATGACGCTACCGGAATCACGAGTATAAGGCATGATGTGATCCATGATAGCTTCATAGTCGGTAGTGCCGTAGCGAAGCCCGCCGACTTCCTTGCCAATCAGCGCCTTGATGGCCTTGTTTAGCTTGGCTTCGTTTGCGAACGACCTATCTGCCGCGTTAATAGACGCGCTTGGGTCTGCTGATACGTGGAACGCAATAGATGCCCGAGACCTATTTGTTCCAGAATTAAAGATACTTTCGTATCCATCAGTGCTAAACCTATTCTGGAATCCCTCAAACTCGTCGCTAACAAGTCCGCGCTCGTCAAGGTCCATCCATCCTTGCGGCACAAGCCCATCCATGTCCATGACGTAGCGTCGGTACCCTGGGTTAGTGTCGACAGTCCCGCCGTATAGCGATGTCTCCTGGTGCACGTCGTATTCGAATCCAGGGCTGCCCTTGATCTTCCAGTACTCTTCAATGAACTCGGGGTCTGTCAGCCGCTTGATCTCAAGATAGCGGGCAATTGGGTCATTGGCAAGATACTCTGTCGCAGCCATGATCTCGCTGCTGGCCTTTACAAACGTGCCAGGGATTTCTGCGTCAAACAAACTCCTTCGATATGGGCTGTACGTCCTAGCTCCCGCTCGAACTCCGGCCGTTGCTCGCGTTCTCTGCATCTCTGCTGTGGCAGGCGCCATATCCTTGGTTCGGTCTACACCGACGATTTCGCTCTGCATGTCGGACTCAAGGCCTCGAAGAAGCATTGTAATAGTATGAACCGGCAAGGCAATATCAGGATGGTCGGCATACTTCCGGAGCTTTGCCCATCGCTTGGATAGCGACTCGACTCTTCGGTCTAACTCAAGATCTGTTTCGTCGTGCAGTTTTTGAATCTTTGAGTCAGGGTCCTTGTTCAACGCAAAGCGTGGGCGGTACTTGTAGTCGCCTGCAAACGTCTCTTCAGGAACGCCGAGAGCCTTAAGCGCTTGCAGCACAACCTTATCGGCAAGATTGGCTTCAGGTCCAACGCCCTTCCAGAACGCCTTGAACAGTCCGTCGTGCCGTAGCATAGACAGGCCGGCTTCTACATTTGCGTCCGGCGTTAGACCAAACGTTGTCTCAATCTTGCCGTTCTTAACACGCGAAGATTCCCAGAACGGGTTAGGGATTCTGGGCTTGCTGCCGTCCTCTGGGAATATCGCATCATATTCCTGATTAGACATACCTACGTCAAAGGTTTCGCCAAGTCCCTGGATTTGAGCTGCGCTAGCAAGGATGTGCTCTGGCAGGATGGCCCTCTTAGCAATCTCAAGAAGCTTACCCTGGCGGATAGCAGTGATGGTCCTTCGTGCCCTGGCTTGTCCGCCATACTCGCCGGACGTGCCTTGGATCTGGCTCTGCAGTTTGTCCATCTGGGACATCGAGTCCGCCTCCACTCGAGCGGTAGTAACCATTCGGTCGCGGGCCTCGCGCCTAAGCGCCTTCGCCTCTTGAACGCCTTGGTACTTTGCAATGCGCTCTGGCTCTGTGTCGTCTGGTCGGATCTTTCGAATGTCCAGGTGGAACTGCTTGGCGTCTGGGTTCCAGCGCTTGTGCTCGCGCACTGCGTGCCCTGAGCCGCCGTCGTTTGGGCCATTAGGGGTTGGGTCAAACGAAAGAGTAATCATGCCGCTAGTTGCATCCTGAGCAATCCAGCGGTTGCGTGCGATAAACGAGCTGATCTCTGTGTTGCTGCTGCGCGTCGGGCTGGCGCCGTTGCCAAATGTGACTACTGCACCCTTGTCAATAGCCTGCTGCAGCTGCGCAATAGTGTCTCCAGGCTGCAGGCCAAGGGCTGTTGCAAACTGGTCGTGGTAAAGGTTTGCCGTGCTACCAGATGTCATGAACCCGCCATTGTCGAACTGCATGCGTGGCGCCTCTCCAGGCACTTCCTTCATCATCAGCTCGCCAGGAAGGTGCAGAACAAGGCCGCCGACTTTACCGTCGAGGAATAGCTGCACGGCTACGTGGTCAGCCCAGGCAGCGCCGCCGGAAATCAGTACGTCTGTCGGTCGCACGGTGCGGCTAACGCGCTCCACCATGGCGCTAAAGTCATCTGCTACCAGTCGTGCGCCGGCCTCCTGTCGTCCGGATGTGCCAACTACGGCAAGGTAGCGCTCGCCCTGTGGGAGAGTGTAGGACGGGCGGTCTGGCCAGCGTGTGCTTGTCGCCTTGTCGCTGACGAACTCTGTCTTCTTGCCCTTACCCTTCTTTGGGGCCGCCGGTTCCATAGCGCTCGGCGCCGTTGTCATTTTTTCAGGGGCTGCTCCACCCTTGATCTTGTTGTATGCGTCGATCCACATCTTGATAGTCTTAGATCCTGAGCCCTTGCCCTCCCAGTCAGGCTTGCCGGTGCCCTCGTGTGTCGAGGCCTCTAGGAAGTCTACGCCACCATACTTGTCAATCATGGCTACAATCTCTGGGTACTTGGCGTATTTGGCCTCAATCAGCCTCTGCAGCATAGCTTCGTCTGCGGCGCTGTCGCCAGTTTTGTTCCCTTGGTACCACGACTCGATGTCCTGATAGGGCTTGCCCTGGTATCCCTTAGGCGGATTCGGCTTCCTGCCAATGGCAGCTGCTGCCTCCTCCTCGGTTAGTGGGAACCTGCCAAATGTTGCGTTTGTGATAGCGCCCATGTCAGCAAGTACCTCTGGGCTATACCCGCGGCCCCTGTTTCTAGAGCTAGATACGATGTTGTACCCCTCGACTTGCTTACCAGATTCGACGGGGGTCGTCGCCGTTGTTAGTTTTTGGAGGGTCTGGTCCCCCACCGCAGGAGCCTCTGGGAGGCCGATTTCCGCCACGCTGGGCTTCGTTTCTGGGGTCCCTGGTGTCTTAGCACCCCCCACCGCATCAGCGATGCTCACGGACGTGTCTGTAGGCTTGATTACCTCTGACGCCTGGGTGGGCTTAATGTCGGTGGCCCCGTAGATCCTCTTGCCGTAGGCCCTTGCCTCGTAGCCTTCTGAGGCGGCCAGCTCCGCGATGGGGCGATTGGTCGTCTCTCCGGTAGCGCGGTTGAGCAGGACGGCCTGCCCGTCTGCCGTGCGCCCCTGGATTCGGTAGTTTCCCTTGACGCGGATGACCGCCACGGCCTTCCCGTCCTTCGTCATGACTAGCATCTCGCCAGGCTTGTACTCGTAGTCGTATTCGCGGCTAGTCGCCGTGCGCGTGCCCTTGATTACCTTTGCCGCGTTGCTGGTCTTGTCTCCGGGTACCGCCGGTGGCAGGGCTCCCCTCTCGCCAGCTGTGTAGTCCATGGCCATACGCTTCAGCTTGCGCCCTTGGGTCAGCTCCTCTACCTGCTTGACTGCCTCTGGGTTTGAGAGGTCAGCTACGAGCTCGTACTCTAGGAAGCTCTTGTACCCGGTTGTTACCGGCAGGACGTCGGCTGGGGCCTCTGGGGCAGCAGCGGGCAAAGAAGTACCCCCAGCTGCCGGAGCGGAGGGGGCGGCAGCAGCTGGGGGTGTAGTGGCCGGTGCCTGGGCGGCAGCCTGGGAAGGAACAGGCTTGGGTTCGGCCATAGCTGGTTTAGCCGGGGCCTCTGGGGCTTCCGGCTGCGGGACGTCGAACTCGGGCATGGACGACTGGACCTGCTGCTTGATCATCTCAAGCTTGGCCAGGATGTCCTGCGGGTCTAGTGGGCCTGGGCGCTTCTTCTGTTCTGCCATATTCTCCCACCCTCTAAGAGGGTATAGACTATCTATTTATAACCTTTAGAACCGGAATCTAAGAGAGTATAACTCTCTAAGAGAGTAGTTCTATTAGGGTTCTATATATATCCAACCCTGTCAATGCCTGACGCACAGTAAGAATTTATTAAGGTTCCTTATCACTGGGGTAGCTCGGTGCCGGAAGGGCCGGTAACCCAACGCAGTAGGCGTATCAGCCGAATGCTAGGGGGAGACCCCCCTTAGCAAAAATCGGCTGCTAGGAGAACGGACTGGTCTGCCCCCCATAGGGGTAGACCGTGTCCGTGAACCTCCTACTATCGACGATGGCGAGATGTTCTCTCCTCGTCGAACCGTTGAGGGGGTAGTCGGTCTGCCCCCCGTAGTGCGCGCATCGTCGCGCAGAAAGGAGCCAACTATGGCTCAGGTCGTTCTCCGAGGCCTCGTTCAGGGGTCTCACGAGCATCCGCTGGCAGCGGAGTTCAAGCGCGAAGGCGCAGCGGATTCGTTCCGCGCAACCGCCCCCGTAGGCGCAAGCGCGGCAACCTTCGCAGCGGCTCGCATCGAGGAGGTTGATTCGGAAGACCGCGTCATCGGATTCTTCCCAGTCATCGCTCGCGGTGAGGTCGCAGAACTGCTCCGCCAGTATCAGTGGCAGTTCGTCGAGATTGTTGCCAACGCATCCATCGACCGCAAGGGAGATTGGACGCTCAACGCAATGGTCGTCAAGCCCATCGAGGCCGAGGCCAAGTAGGTCTCAGGGAACGGGGGGAGCCGCAAGGCTCCCCCCTAGTACCGCCCAACCATCCCGGATGCATACCTGGCGATGATGCGCGCAAGCTTGCGTCATAATCATACCTCAGCCTTGATACGATGGCCGCATACTTATCCACATATGTTGATAAGGGTGGACAGGTGGCCGGAGCATGAGGGGAGGTAGTGTATTACCGCAGGACTCTCGCTTGCGGGTACCCTCGCTGGTCTGCCCCCCGTAGCATGTCGGTTACATGCACAGTTGTAAAGGAGTTGACAAGTGGAATGCCTATGGTGTGAGAATATAATTCAAGGCAGAGGAGTAAACGAAGACTTCTGCTCAATCAAATGTAGGGATGAAGCAAGTCAAGAGTACGAAATATACCTCGACAAGTTTAATGATTATATGGCAGGTTATCCAGTAACATTTGAAAAGATTAAGCGTAAGAAGAAGGAGGAGCAATGATTTGCCAAGCCATGGAGGGTAACAGGCTATGTACCTATGATGGTATCCGTACTATCAGAGGTAAGAAGGTACTTTGTATTTTACATATAGACGCATTCTTCAGGGGTGAACAGATTAAGTGGGCGCCAAAGCGACTCTTATCATGGGAGGTTGAGCGGCGCGTGGCCGCAGCGGTTGAGCGTGAGCGCATCCGCGCAATCAATGAGGAGTACTATCGTGGATTGTAACTTTGGTATGTCAAGCTGGTGGACAGGTGCTATCACAGGCATCACCGTAACAATAGCAGCCAAGTATATTATGGAGGTAGTCGAGAAATGGATGGAGTAATCACAGCAGCAATCGGTTCATTCATAGGTGTATGGGCATTTGTTACATGCCTATGGATTAAAGACCGCATCCAGGAAATCCGAACTTATCGCAAGGATAAGTTGGAGTTCAACCTCAGGAACGAGGCCAAGTTCCGCAATGATTTGTAGGAGGTAGTATGGGTTACGATATTTACACAGTGGAGTCCAACGTAGAGTTGGCCGAGTACTTTGCGCGCAAGTATCAGTACGGATATCTCTTCGATATCCCGACCACACTTGAGCAGATGACTGGCGAAGAGCCATTCAGTATTCCAGCAGATGCCAAGTTCACAGGTTCTGGACAGGTATACTTCCGGTCCAACATCTGGGGCATGGCACCACTGCGTCAGTGGATGTATCTTGTATGCAACTATGCTGGCGGTGATGCTGCTAAGTATGATGCATTGCTAACCAAAACAAGCTTCAATGATGGAGAAGTCATTACTCCTGAAGAGATTCAGATGTTGTTCAATGATATGGATAAGATTAGTGATGACCAAATTGAAAAACTCTTCGAAGAGATGGGAGAGCGGCCGCATCTCTTGACTGAATGGATTGATTACCTCGAGGTCGCGTCCAAACTAGGCGGTGCCCAGGTTTGGTAATGATTCCGTGCCAGGTGCAGGCTGGCTAGTTGGCAGATTGACTAACTGCCCGAGACGATAAGACCAAAGGCATAGTGCTTGACTAGCAAGGTGGCAATGGTAGTAGGCAAGCGAGAGTTGGAGCCTACCTTCGCAAGAGGATAAGCGTCACAGATGCGATAGTTCATGCGGTACGAGGGGAGAGGTTAGTCACCTCTCCCCATCGCAACGCAGAAGGAGAACATGCGTACTTGGCGATGGCCTGGTGCGCTGCGGCGGGTGTGCTGGTCTGCCCCCCGTAGTATTATAGAACCAGCAGGAGGTAACATGGAAAACGAGAACGGTACAGTCTCCATTAAGATGGAGTATGGATTCCCGGACCAAGACAGTGCATTGAAGGCATATGGTTCGCTTATGACGGCCATTGCTATGCTCAGGTCTTTTGGTAATAACACTCCACGATTTAGGCAGAATTATTCAGAGACCTTTGTTGGTGCTGAACTTGAGTACCAGGAACAGACTGGCGAATCAGCACACGCAGCAGCAGAGTGGACACACGAGATGCTCTTTGAGTACTTCTCTATCTTGCAGATGTGCATTTATCCATTGGCTTGCGCAGTTGCCAATACAGTTGGTGAGGACCAGCCGGATAAGGAACTGCTTCTCAATCCCAATGTTGACCGTGCGGAGAAGTCCTTCGCAGATATGAATACAGAGGAGGTGATGGCTGCTATTAATAACATCCTTAATAGCAATAAGAAGGAGGACATTCAGTGACAGATAGGGTATATTGTGACGGTACAACACACCGTGCAGTGTTGGAGTTCGTAACCTTTACTGAGGTTCCAGACTCTCATTCATCTGCGATTGTCGAAGGCACACTTGAACAGGTGCGTGAAACAGTTGCAGAACTCAAAGCAGAGCAGCCTGGTAGTACATCAGTCTATGTGGATTGGTGCTGCCAAGAGTGCAGAGTAGAGGAGGTATCTAATGGGTAGCTTCAAGGACATCGATGTTCTGCGCCGCAATCTTGAGCGTGCGCAGGGCTATACTGAGACAGCTCAGTATGAAGCCAGCACTGCAGCCAGTGAGGCCAGCGATGCTGAGGATAATATGCGCAGTGTATCAAGCGTGCTTGATAGTATTGTAGATGCACTCGATGAAGTCATCGGCTTCGACCCGCATGACGCAGAGATTGCAATGCGCAATATCAAAGTGATTAGCAAGGTACTTGATATGTACATTGCTCGTCTCGATGCGGTGCTTGAAGGCTCACATGATGAGAACGAGAAGCGATTTGCATATCTCGTTAGCATGATTGAGACCTTGACTTCATCCGATTCGTTCGGCAATACGATCTGGGATACAGGTTATTATGTCGACACGCAATGGGTGGAGAACTCGTATCAATATGTAGTCAAACCAGTGAAGGAGGAGAATAACAATGGCTAAGACAACCGATAACAAGTGTGGTGCACCTAAACTCAAGGAACTTCCAGCTGAGTTCAATGAGCAGGTTAGCATTGAAGTACCAAGCGCATCTATTGTTGGCTTGATTATGGAGGCATCGCTTCCTGAACTGGCTAAGCGTATTGCCAAGGGTAATAGTTACAACAACAGTGTCAATGG